TGCAACTCCCACTTCCTCCAATGGTACTGTAGCTCAGCAGGCAGAGCATCTGATTTGTAATCAGACGGTCGCAGGTTCGATTCCTGTCAGTACCTCCACCATTGACAGTGCTCCTTTTAAGGCTCCACCGATTCGTCACGGTATAAGACGTATTATTGAATGAACTTCACTCATCACCCTTTTTTAGAGTCCCCTACCGCTAAAGACATTGTTTGGTTGTACAACAACGACCTATCGTTGCTCAAGGAGCTTCATACTGCACATGAGAGTAGAATTCAGGCTTCTGAGGATGATCCTGTAAGGCACGGTTTCGATCTTCCGGGCTGGGGGCGTATTGAGGAGGGTTTACAGCAGCACAACGAGTGTCTGGCCTTAGGAGGTAACAGATCGGGTAAGACTACCGGCTTTGCCAAGATTGTTATGAAAGCGGTAACGGAGAGCAATGACGGTCACGTTGTGTGCTTTTCTCAGAACGAGGACACCTCGATTAAGGTGCAGCAGTCCGCTATTTGGGAGATGATGCCCAAGGAGTTCAAGAAGAAGACTAAGAGCATCGAGGGGTACATTAATTACAGTATGCAAAACGGGTTCACGGCTAAGAGCTTTATCTTCCCTGATACTCGTACCCGTGTAGATTTCAAGACGTACACGCAGTACAGCAACAACCAGACGATCTTAGAGGGCTTTGAGTACGGTTTTCCTAATGCTAAGGGGTTAAACATAGGTGCGTGGTTAGATGAGTACCTCGGCGATTCTGCGTTAGTGAACACTCTTAGGTTCCGACTAGCTACTAGGGATGCTGTTATGGGGATAGGATTTACTCCAATTGATGGCTATACTCCGTTTATATCTGATTACCTGAAGAACGTACAAACCCTAGAAACAAGGAAAGCTGAGTTACTGAAAAGGGAGCTTCCAGTGCGTCAGTACAGTCCATCGAGGGATGCGTCCGTGGTGTACTTGCATTCCGATGAGAACCCGTTTGGCGGGTACGAGCGTATTGCTAAGGATCTCAGGGGAAGACCAGAGGAAGAGATATTAGTTCGTGCTTACGGGGTTCCGGTAAAGAGCATGACTTCTTTACTCCCTCTTTTTAACACTGAGGTAAACGTGCTAAAGGACAACGAGCCAAACAAGTACGGAATGCAGTTCCCTGACGTGTCCGACAAGTCTAGGTACACGGCGTACCAAGTAGTGGACCCCGCTGGTGCAAAGAACTACGTTTCTATATGGGCTGCTGTAGACGATAACGATAACGTGTACATCTGCCGTGAGTGGCCTGATTGGGATACTTATGGGGAGTGGGCAGAGTTCGGGGACCCGAAGTGGAAGTTTGGCCCCGCCTCAAAGAAGGTTGGATTAGGGGTACAGGGATACGTGCAATTATTTGAAGAGATTGAAGATGAGCTAGGTATAGAGGTATTTGAGCGAATTGGGGACTCTAGATTCTTCGCTAAAGAGAACGAGAACAACGAAGATCTGTTTATGGCCTTCGAGGAGCACGACATGATGTTCGTTCCCTCTGACGGTCGTATGGAAGAGGTTGGGCTTTCTGCGTTAGATGAGTGGTTTAACTACAATCCCAATGAACCAATTGACTCCGCAAATAAACCTAGGTGCTATATTCACGAGAGCTGTCGTAATTTAATTGATAGTCTTATCAACTACAACTCAAAGGGTAAGATGGACGAACCCTTAAAGGACTTCTTTGACGTTATTCGGTACTTGCGAATGGCGAACGCTGGAGAAGGCCCAGTCCACGTAACAGCTCGCGATTTATCAGTAACTCGCAGAGCAACTGGAGGATACTAATGAAAAAAAGATTAACTAAAATTGCTGAAGAAAACGATGCAAAATTCAAGGACTTAATTGGTCTTTGTTCTGAAAAACTAAGTCCAAGTATGGTTACTGGATCAGGTAAAAATACATGGATTTCTGAGGAGGGACAGGAGATACTAACTGAAGCTATAGAGGCTCCAGAGGCTACTGCAAAGCATATAAATGCTAAGGTAATAAAGGTAGCACCTAACAAAAAGTACGTTTATGCGTACGTTCGTGAAACCGGATCTAAAATACCTGTTCTTGTTCCCAAGAAGTTTTCGGCAAGATTAGTTGGGAAATCAATTACAGTTGAAGTTATTGAAGACGTAAATGGAGTTTCTTACAGATACAGAAGAGGAACAGCTTAACTGCTTAGTTCAGGATAGGAAGTTTTTGTCCGAGGAGATAGACCGTCTATTGGGATGGGAGCTTCTTAGGCTAATTTCATTGCATAATTCAGAGCGACTGATGCAAAACAGCGAATTCTGTGATAAGATCGGGGTAAACTACTGGTACTCATACAGGGTTTTGTACAAGGTGCAGGATAAAGCACATCAATTTTTAAAAAACTTAGATAACTAATGCAGAACGACGATTATTCAAAGGCAATAACATACGTTGGCAAAAAACCAGATATAGACGTTCTCATAAAGGCGTACCAGACTACAACAAACGAATTGGAGTCCTACTACGACCTATGTCGTACATCTTACGATGATAGAAGGAACTGGTGGCCGGGTAAGAGTCGAGATCTGCGTAAACATGGTGCTGATGCCTTTCCTTGGGATGGAGCGTCTGACTTAGAAAGCCACGTTATTGATGAGCGTGTAACTCGATTGGTTTCGTTGTTTATGTCAGCTCTAAATAGGGCAAACATACAAGCGTTTCCCGTAGAGACTACAGATATTCCTAGGGCTAAGGTAGTTTCTAACTTCTTGAAGTGGATGACAACCTCTGGATACATTCCGAGGTTCAAGCAAGAAATGGAACTGGCGGCGAACTACCTTCTTGAGCGTGGTATGATGGTTACGTACTGCGGTTGGATAATGGAAGATCGCACGTTCAAGCAGAAGATAGATCTAAGAAGGATCGCTGCTGTTAGTCCTGAGCTAGCTGAATTGATAGCTAGTGGTCAGAACGATGAAATAGTAATTCAGCAGATGCAATCCGCTGTTCAGGTGTCTGAGGCGAACGCAAAAAAGGCGTTAAAAGAGCTGCGTGAAACAGGAGTGGCTGAGGTCCCTACTGTACGCAGGCAGGTAAATGCTCCAGAAGTAAAGACTGTAGCCCCTGATGGCGATTTTATTTTCCCCGCTTATGTAACGGACCCGCAACGTGCTCCTTATTGTTTTTGGCGTACGTATTACACTGCACAGGAGTTGCAGAATAAGGTAAGTACAGATGGGTGGGATCAAAATTTCGTGGAGCACGTAATCGAAAACTTCTCTGGTGTAAACATAAATTCCTTGGAACGGGAGCAGGAGGGAAGGCGAAGCACATCATTAACTGATGATGCTTATGAGGCAGAGGAACTGATTGAAATCATACATGGTTACCAGAGGTTGATAGATGAGGACGATAAGTCCGAAGGTATCTACGAGACCGTGTTCCACGAATCTTTTTCAGGAGATGCTGGCGTAGGCATACAAGCGTACGCTAAGTTCGATCTCTTAAACGGGTATGAGGACTACCCTGTAGTCGTTACTAGGTTTAGTGAGGACACCAAGCGTCTTTATGACGCAATGACGGTTCCATCGCTTCTGAGAGGCATACAGAACCAAGTTAAGGTAGAACGTGATAGCCGAATAGACAGCAACAGCTTGTCAACGCTACCGGCTGTTACGCATCCTAAGGGTCGTAAGCCAGAGGAGATCGGTCCGGGTAGATTTATTCCAGAGGTTCGTCCCGGAGAAATCAATTTTATGCGGGGACCGGGATTCAACCCCGGATCTATAGAGATGGAGAACAATCTTCAGGCTCAAGCTGACAGAATCGTTGGCCTAGATGAAGAGTCTCCTCTCAGTAGCGTACGCAGGCAGTTCTTGGTTGACAAGTACCTTCAGCACATCGCTAAAGTAGTTACTACTTGTTACAAAAATTTTCAAAGGTTCGGGCCGAACGAGATATTCTTTAACGTAACTGGAGTTCCTGATCCTCAGATGTTTGATAAGGGTGATCCGAACGAAAATTACGACGTTACTATAAGTTTTGATGTACTGAACGCTAGTTCAGAGAAGCAAGAAGCTAAATTAAATCAGTTGGTTTCGTTGGTTCAGATGGACAGAAACGGACTAATTGACGTAGATAAACTGCTAACAGCTATTGCTGGAAGCATTGACCCTGTTCTAGCTAGTGGAATTCTACGTCCCGCTCAAGAGGCTCAGGACAAAATGTTGAAAGAAATAACAGATGACTTATCGAAGATTTATGCGGGTATCGAAGTTCCAGCGCGTCCTAACGGTGCTCAAGCTGCTTTGCAAATTATTCAAAGCTATGTACAACAGCCAGATGTTGGAAAACGCCTTCAAGAAGACGAAGCTTTTGCCCAGCGTCTACAAAAGTATAATGCACAGTATCAGTTCGTTATACAACAAGCTCAAAACGCTCAAATAGGTCGCGTAGGCACTGCACCAGCTCAAATGGGTCAGGTACAGACTCAAGGAATGCAGCAGTAATGCCTGATAATAAATCAGTATCCGAGTACGCTAATCAACGTGCTAATGATAAGCTTTTTGGTTTTAAAATTAGAAAGAAGTTATTTTCTGGAGAAGATGCTTTTTTTAAAAATCGGCCTGAAGTTACTGGGATGGCAGCTGAAGATGGAAAAATTATTTTAAATCCTTACAGTAAGCTTACTCCACAGGAATTTAATGCGGTAGCCATGAATGAAGCGCTTAGATTAAAGATGAGAAAAGATGGCTTTAATCCTGAGTTTGCTATAACTGATGATCAGAAAAAATTCTTTGAAGGAACTGAATATCAAGATAAACCTGAGTTTATTCGTAAAACTATTTTGGGTCGCATTTATAGTGGCGATAAATCAGCTATGGCTACAGAAGAGCAACGCTCTGTTCTCAACAAATACTTGGGATCAAAATAATATTTTTAATATGGCAGACAATCTAAGCACAACAGACTACGGTCGATTTCTTGCGGAAGAAAGACTAATTAAATTGTTCAAAAACACTTTAAGAATAGCAGAAAGTTTTGAACCTGAGCCTTATAAGCCTAATCCTAAAGAGGAATATTTTACGATAGGATACGGTCATTATGGCCCTGATGTAAAGCTAGGTATGTCCATTGATAAAGATGCTGCTGAACGTCTTCTGGACAGAGATGTAAGAACTAGGATTAAAAGTATAAGAAAAGCTCTTCCTGATTTTTCAACTTTTCCGGAGTCTTTGCAAGATGCTATTTTTAGTGAGCATTACAGAGGGTCTATTATGCAAAGCCCCAAAACAAGACGCTTGATAAACGAAGGAAAGTACAGAGAAGCTGCTGATGAGTTCTTGGACAACGATCAATACAGAACTGCTGAAGCTGACGGAATACCCGGTATTCGTCCTAGGATGGAAAGAGTTTCTGAGGAACTAATTAAATTCTCAAATGCCCAACAATAACGATGTTGTTTTTTTATCGAAGTACGAGCACTTTGCTCGTTTTATAAAAGATATAAAGGATCGAAGAGAGTCTAGTATATCTAGACTAAGATCCGCTTCACAAGAAGAAGTAATGCAGATTTCTGGAGAGATTTCTGCTTACGATGATATACTTCAGGACTCAGATTCAGATAATTTGTTAAAAAAATGGTCTGATCATGTCTAAGATGTAAGTTTCCGTGATATAATCACGCCCTCGCCATCGCTAGGCGTAATAGCGGAAACAGCATATACACATGAGTGAAGTTATCGAGGCGGTCGCTGATGCCTCTGAAAACACAGCGGAAAATACTAATATATCCGCGTCTGAGTTCGAGCTTAGACGTGCCAGACAGATGGAGGAGTTAATTCCTTCTGAAGCTGAACCAGAGGCCGAAGATGCGTCTATTTCAGAAGATTTTGAGATTGAGTCTCAGTCTGATGAAGAAGAGGTTTCCGAGGGTAATGAAAATGTTCTTTCAAATATCGACTTAGAAAATCTTTCTGAGGAGCAGATTAAACAACTTTCTGAGGCTCTTTCTAGCCGAGCTGTTGACCGTTTTGGTAAACTAACAGCTAGAGCTAAAGCTGCCGAGGAGAAGGCTCAAACACTTGAGGAAAGTTTAAAGGCTCAACAGGAGGAAGTTCTATCTTCTAGATCTGATATTGTTGATAATCCGTACTCTGATCTGAATACCATGAAGGATATTCAGGAAAAGGCGAAGGAGATCAATGATGTTATAGATTGGGCAGAGGAAATCTTGTTCGACTCTGATGACTACAGTCCACATGACATGGTTACAGAGGCTGATGGGAAATCCATGACTAAAGCTGAGGTGCGTGAAGCCCTAAAGCAAGCAAGGAAATCCAGAGACAAATTTCTTCCTGACCAATTTCAGAAGGTAAAGAAGACGGAAAACTCTATAGCGTTACGCCAACAGTACGGTCAGAAAGCTTTAAAGGAATTTAAGTGGTTGGGCGACAAAGATAGTGAACAGACTAAACAGTTTGTTCAAATAGCTGGTCATCCTTCTCTTCAAAAAGCTTATGATCAAGACCCTGACCTTAGTTGGAAACTTCCATATTTATTAGCTCATTCAGTTGATAATATGTTTAGGGGAGACTCTAAAAAATCTCCTAAAGGCGTAGATCAAGCGTTTAAGCCGTCTCCACCTAAAAGCCCTTCGTTGGGCGGTACTAAGTCCGATAAGTCAGAAAGCAACTCTTCAAAAGCCCTAAAGGATCTTTCGTCTAGGTTTAAAGAGTCTGGGAACAAAGATGACTTCCAGAAACTGAGAGAAGCGAGATGGTCTCGTAATTTCAATTAACCTGAATACCTAAAATGGCATTATCAAATACATACGATACAACTAATCCGGGTTCAGCTGTTTCTAACCGCGAAGATCTTAGCGATGTGCTAACTATCTTGGCTCCAGAGGAAACTCCTGTCCTGTCATCACTACCAAAAACACGTGCATCTGGCACGTTCCACGAATGGACTGTAGATTCTCTTTCATCTCCCACTACTGCGGGCATTGCTGAAGGAGCTGACGTTACTACTTTCACTGACCAGTTCAGTGGCCGTGCTCGTCTTGGTAACTACACTCAAAAGTTCCGCCGGGACTTCATGGTTAGCGACCTCCAAGAGGCTGTTGATTCTGTTGGACCTGCTAAGATCGCTCAAGCTGAAGCTAAAGCGGTTCGTGAACTAAAGCGTGACGTTGAAGCTACTTTGCTTTCAGCTAACGACCGAGCTGTAGAAGACGGAGCTGGTACTGTTTACAAGCTGCGTGGCCTTGGCGATTGGATTGATTCCGCTGGACCAGCTGATGTTCCTTCTTCTTTCCGTACGCCTGCTGACAGCATTCACGCTACTGGTGCATTCACGGAAACTTCGATGAACAACATCATCACTTCCATCTACCGCGTTAGCGGCACGACCAACTCTTTGACGTTGGTTGCTGATACAGCTCTTCGCCGTATCATCAGCGACTTTGCTCGCCTTGACCCAGATGGTTCCGGTGCTGGTACATCTATCCGGAATGTGAACTACAACGGTGATGTTGCTCAGATTAAGCTCTCTGTTGAGCTTTATCAGTCTGACCACGGTATTGTTTCCGTTGTCAACATGAACCCAGATTGCGCACCTGACACAAGCAACAAGGATACTGGCTATTTCGTCAATCCTGAGTACGCTGGTATCGGAGAGCTAATCCCAATGGGCAGTTCTCGTCTACCTAATCAGGGTGGTGGAGAGCGTGGATTCGTAGACTGTGCTCTTACGCTCGCAGTTTACCATCCCGGTGCACATGGTAAAATCACAGCAATCGCATAAGGAGGTAAGTTATAATGGCTATCGAACTAAAAAAAGTACGCAACGCTGAAACATTGGCTCTTGGTTTTAACCACGAAGCTGAAATTGACCTGTCTACACTTGGAACAACTGCTGGCTCTGCCACTGCTGTTGACATCCAAGTTGGTGAAGCTGCAATGGCTGGTGGCGTTTACGCTGCTGCTATTATTGTTGACGAGCTTGTCGTCGGAACCAGCATCACGGATGCCACAATCGCTATTGGCGATGATGGTGACGCTGATGGTTTCGTTGATGAAGTAGACGTTTTCAGCGACAGTGGAAACCTCGGCAAGATCTTCACCAACACTGGTGCCTTGCTTGACGATGGATTGCATTTGGTTAGTGCGGTTGACCTCACCTACAACTTTACAGGTGAAGGACCGGACGTAGCTACCGCAGGTAAGATTCGTTTGTTGGTGGATTATCATCCAACAGCAGGAGAACTCTACGGAGCGTAACTGAACTAAGTTATCATTTCAAGGGGAGGTCAGGCCAGTTCTGGCCTCCCTTTTTACTTATGAATATCATTAAATGCCAAGGAGTGAACTGTGACGTTAAGTCATCGTGCAGTAGATATTACCCCCTAGGGGTATCTGTTGAAGGAGGACAATCGTTTATTGTTGTAGCGAAAAGCCTTCACAAATTTTTTAAAAGCTGTTTGTTCTTAAAGAAGAAATGAATATTATTACATCCCTCCCAAGGTACAGTGACGGAGAAGTAAATCGAGCGTTCATGCGTGAGATTATGACCGGACTGAAGTTTGAAAAAGCCACTGAAGAATCTCGAACAAATATTGCTAGGAAGGAAGCTGCGGAACTCAAGGGCAGGGAACATCCAGTTCTGGGAAAGCCGGTAGCAGTCATGCCACACAGAGAGTTCTTTAGGCTGACACAGAAATACGGGAACGATACCGTTCATTCTAAAGAATTTATACAAGATTACAACAAGAGGTTCAAGGACCTCTCACCCAATAACGCATAATGCAGGACAAAGCTAATAAAGACTTGTATGATCTAATATCCGCTCTTGCGGGTACGTCCGATTTTACCACCGCTGAAAACGCTCATATATTAGCTTTAGCAAACAGGCGTATGTACGAAGCGTACAACCGCACT